GTTGAGCGAGATGCTACCAACTTCAGATGAAGATTCAGACGTGGTGCCGTAGATAACATCTGCGGGGTTGAATCCACCCTGGATAGGAGTCTGTGAAGGATCTGCTGGGAAGAGAGAAGCAGACCTATCGATACCAGTACGTCTGACGACGGAGAAGATCTGCTGACCAGTGTTGGCAGTGTTAACTTCAATTCTTCTAAATCTACCATCGTGCATGTAGTGAGCACCAACTTCAAACCACTGTGCAGTGGCAGTCATCACATACCAGTACGTCTGACCAGTAAATGCTGCGACTGAAGTCTCAGATGCTGGGATATACTGTAGGATGTCACCACGACGGAAGGAGTTAACGCGGTTAATTCTGACTCTATATTCAGCGCGGTCGAAACCAACGGGGACGATAGGAGTAAGAGTAACCAGAGCAGGATCAGTGTTATAGTCATAACCCAATTCATACTTGGTGTTGATGTTAACTGCATCGCTACTTGGGACCCAAGTAACGCTACCTTCTGTTGGGAATTTAGATGTCTCTAATGAATACTCAATGGCATTGATAGAGGAGTCAATGATAAATTCAGATGCCTCACGGTTGTAATCCAAACGACCATCGATACCTAACTGATAGGTATTGTAGGTTGTCCAACCAGGATCTTCAGTCAACTGATACAACACAGACTTGATATACTCACGCACGCGAGTGTTTGCATAGATCAAGTGTGTGCGAGCTATATCCTGGAATGCAATGAAGTTCCCTTCACCGTCAAACCAGTTTTGGACCAGTCTAAATGCACCTGCGTTACCGCCAGTGATCATGTCATATCTGACTGCCTTGAGGATGTCAGCACAGAAGTCCACTGTCATTTCAGTGGTGCCATAGTAAGTCACAGTTTCATCAAACGCTCTCTGTGCGATAGCATCTTTGTTAAAGAGCAGCATGTTAGCGATAGATTTGTCGGTATTTAATCCAGCGCCAAGAGTATCAACCATGATGTCAAACAAGGTGTCGATCGCGGATTGTGGTCCTTCACATGTACCTTGCTGATAGTTGCTATTTGTGTAAGCGTCAAGTCTAGTTGTCCTAACGATGGAATCCAACTGATTTGTGTTGTTGTTTGCTGCGTTTTCAATTGTATCGATGTAAATCTCAAGAAGTGTATCGATAGCAGAAGCAACTTCAGCACAAGTCTGATTCCACTCAGCAGCAGAGGAGTCGTAGGTAAGACCAGTGTCCCTAACCGCAATATCAGGCGTATATTTAATAGGCCAGATCTTAGGTAGGATGCTAACGCGGTTTGTAACATCAGCAGGATTGCTAATTGCATCTGTGACCAGTTGCATTAGAGTATCAACTTCGGTTGCAACATTATCAGACTCACTACCTGTGTAGATAGGATCGACCAGACGTGATCTGTAGTATGACATATCACCTGTTGTGTATGCCCATGATGCTGTAGGCTCTCCTTGTGGGACGGTGCTGTCAGAAGACATTGTGGCAAAACCACCAGTAGATCCCCCTGCCAGCAATCCACCTGCCTCATAAAGACCAGTGTTTAGTCCAGGAGTTGAAGCTTCACCAATAAGGTTGCCGTCAATCCAGAGTTTGACACGACCAGATCCAGAAGCAACTGTGCCGCCAACTCTAATTTCCCAAGTGATCTCATGCTCACCACCATCGAAGTAATCTGAGAGAGTAGAGACTTGGACATCAAGGAGTGCAAGACCGTTGTCGCTAGCAGTAGATGCACCACCTGCATAGGAGTTAGCACCATTACCAGCACGGAGACGGAGGTATGTGCCGCTGTCTCTGATACCAATGAATGCACCAGCACCGTTTCCACCAAGCTCCCAGAGGACGCCATCGCTAGGTGTGCCAGCAGGAAGCACGGTTACACAACTACAAACCAGATCTTCGTCATTGGTAATACCAGTTGCAGAAGCAGATCCACTTGCAATGTTGTTTGTGCCGTTGGTAAATGTGCGAGTAACGACGTTATTGTAATCTCCACCAAGAGTGATACCCTCATCAACCAATGAATTGCGGAGCACCGTAGTAGGTTTGGGGACTGCCTCGGAGAATGCCTGGACGCCACCGCTGTATGATGCAACGTTAGTAATAATTTGACCACGCATTGCACGCTTCACAAGCCTCTTCGCTTCTTCCAGAATCCAATTTACCTCTGTTGCCAGAGATGTAACGTGTGCGAGAGATCCACTGTATGTTGTATAGAACTCAGATACCCAGTTGATCCAGTTGTCTCCATCGTACTTGAGGTTGAAGACCAGTGCTCTGAGGATGTCAGTCACGTCATGGACGCAATCGATGCTACCGTTAGAAACAACAGCACCTTCATGTGCATTGACAAAGGTATGAGTATATTGCTCACCTGCAGGAGATGCACCAACGTTGATCGTAATCGTATCAGTGGTATGTGCAGTAATTAATCTAGATGTGGTGTATGCAGGGTCACCTTTACGGGGATAGTAGTTGGTAACGTTGTTACCATCAAGTGTGCATGTAAATCCAATAGAATCAGGTCTAACGGTAACTCTGTTACCTGTAACCAAACCATGACCTGCCATGGTAATGACCATCTCACCACTTGATGCAATGTAAGTTGCATCCGATGGAGTGTATTGCTGACCACCGTAAATTCCACCGTTAATACTCAGTGAAGGATACTGTGTCTGACCTGCCTTAACTGCTTGCTCAGCAATCCAACGAATGTTTGCATCAATAGCATCGGCACAATCAGCAAAGATTTGCTCTTTGGGATTTGCCTCGTATGTAGAAGGATCAACGTTATTAGGATCGTTGCCAGGGATATAATCTCTACCGAAACCATTTCTCATGGTTATGGTTGCAATATCCTTAACAATTTTCATGACGGAGACAGTTGCTTCCCAATCGTCTTCGATGTGCTTCAGAGAATTATTCTCTGGCTCAACGTAGAGATTTGCAGCATCCCATGTTCTTTCATTACAGTTGTAGTTGAGGTCATGGACAAGAGCCTTAAGGATATCCTTAACGTCATCACTACAGTTAACAGGACCACCCTTGATTTGGAATAGGGCATACTTGGACATGTCATTCATTGTCTCGACTGCCTCATGTGCAATCAGATCAATGTTTGCCGCGATAGCATTGGTAGCATCCTTATAACGATTCCAGTTAGAAACGTTATCCTGAGGATATCCTTCATCATCGATAATGATGGTATCATCTCTAAATGCACCACGGGAAGTATACAGAGGTGTATGGTAATCATCTTGTGCCCATGCTGGGATACCAAGATCTCCAGAAACTTCTCCAGGAGAAAGGAGCAAGTTGTTACCTGCTTTCTGTGTGAGATACTTGGCATGATGGAATGCATCAAGCATTGGATTCAACTCATGCTCAACATGAAGGATGTTGTTTTGATCATCCAGATAATTATCAATGACTGCTTCCACATTGTATGTGCCACCCGTGCAAAGGTCAGCAATCACAGCAGGGAGAATGAATTGCTTAACATCCCTCTCGCAGTATGGTTGACCATAACCAGGCATTTCCAAGAACTGTGTGAGCGTGCCATTGAGGTCAATCTCATACTTATTAAGGATGTATCCAGCAACTTCTTCTGCGATATAGTCGCGGTTTTTCCAGACCAAGACACCAGTGTCTCTGAAAATATCAGGATTAGGTGCAAGGACTTCTAGCACTTCACGACCCAGAGTATCAAACTCATCTTGGATGGATTGAGATGCAGGAGTTGCGAAGTTGTTGGGAAGTCTCAATCTGTTTGTATAGGTGCCAGTCAGAGTTGTGTCAGTTGTAGTAATTACATACTTACAAAGGACGAATGCCTGATCCCATGCATACAGAGTTTGTAGAATCTCGTTACCAACGTGCTTCAGTTTGCCTGATGCTTCGAGGTAAGTACGAGCGGTGTATAGTGAGTTGTAGTTACCACCGTCTCTCAAGTCCTTGACAAGAGCGCCGATGATGTAGTCTTTAGTATCCCTGATACACTTGTTGGTGCCACCATAACTACCTTCGGCCACGTTGTTGCCTGGGATGACAAAATCAGGGAATGCTGCTTCCATTCTACCGACTGCTTCTTCAGCAATCCAGGCAGCGTTAAGATCGATAATATCAGCACAGTTTCTGTGATCTGATCTACCAAGATCAACGTTTTCAATGATTGCAAAGTTTTGATCGTAGTTAAGTTCCTTGATAGCAGCAGAGGAGATACGCTGACCAGTGTAGATAGCATATGTTTCCTGATTATCCATGACGAATGGTTGCTCACCGTCAAGACCAAACTTCACATACTGGTTAGAGTAGTCGATCTGAGTAGGAGGCACGAATCCAGTGTTGAAGTCGGACTCTCCATTCTTAACAACCACGTTGTCCATGTAACCAGTAAACTGATTGGCAGCGTTGAAGTCAGCGCCGACGTAGATAGCAGCATAACCATAATCGTTGGTATCAGCGTAGTTGCCACCAACCTGCACGCCATCAACATAGAGTTGTAAGACGCTAGTAGTCCTGACAACTGCAACGTGATGCCAGTTATTAGCAAGCAGCGTGCCACCAGTCAGCAGTTGAGATGTGCCGTTGTAGACAGTGATTGCACCAGAAGTCTGCAGAGTAATTCTCAAACCAGCGGTAGCAGACAGACGACGGAAGTCAAACAGATGCTGAGTTGTGCTCAGGTTATCTGCTCTAAACCAACCTTGGACAGTAAAGTCTGCAGTATTGCCGAAGGAGAAGTCGTAACTATCTTTAGTGACCAAATATCCAGTAGATGGGAATTTGATAGACTTCTTACCGCTAAGTCTCTTGTATTTCTCGATAACACTTAGAGAAACACCGTTTTGGTTAGCAGTGGTGGAGTTGGTAATATACTCACCATCCTGGAATGATCCAGTAACAGCGTCAGCAAAGATCCACTTCAAACCAGAGTTAGATCCAATTGCTTCAAATTGGGCACCGCTAGTAATACCAGTAATGGTGTCGCCAACGATAAACAAACCACCCGCACGATCCTTATATGCAATCTTCGTGGTGCGGATGTTTTCACCAGCAACGAAGGTGCCATCAGTGATGCTTGCGAGAGCGTTAATATTATTGAGATTTTGTGCTGCAATCGCAGTCGTAGAGATGTCTACGAGCGTAGCGATATATGCCTGGACGTTAGCACAATTCTGGATTGTTTCATTTCGGCCTGAGTAGTAATTAGGGTCGAAATACTTGGCAGTTGTGCCACCGCCAGTGAAGACTGCATTATCCAGTCCCTTGACGAATGTATGTGTATATCCACCGCCACTACTGACTGAATTGGCAGAAGCAGAAACGAATGTGTGAGCATACTGCTGATCAGCAGGAGATGCTGCAACGTTAACCGTAATGGTGGTTGCATCAGCACCATGGATAAACAGACGCTTGCCAGATGCAGGGTCAGTAGATCTAGGATATGTGTGAGTGGTGCCATTAGCATCCATATCACATGTGAATACCAACGAATCGTTAGCAATAGTCACATAGTCATTGATTTCAAGACTGTGGGATCCAATAGTCAATACCATATCACCCGTTGCTGGATTGTAGGTAGCAGCAGTTGGTGTGAATTGGACCAGAGGAGATGCGCCAACGTTGACTGTGATTGTAGTGCCAGTCTCAGCACTAATAGCAAGAGGAGTGTTGAATGCAGGATCTCCAGCACGAGGATAGTCGTGGAAGGATGCATCGTTATCCGAATCACAAGTAAACTTCAGAGAGTGTGGACGGATCGTAACAGTATCCGAAGTTGTCAGTGAGTGAGTGCCAATGGTAAGAACCATTTGACCATTTGAAGGTGTGTAGACTGCAGCAGACACATCGAATTCTTGCAGGTCATCTTCACCACCGCTGTAGGATCCTTGATATGTTGTAGGATCTTTCAGCATGAATCCAGTGACAGAAGTCCTGGAATTGACTTGATAATAGAGGAGGTTGTTGATTGCCTGGAAGGACAAGTGCATTGCCTTATCGATAGCAGTCAGAGATTCTGCATACTCACCGATTAGACCGTTAGCAATAGGTGCTCCAGCAGCATCGAAATACTTCTTAGTGAATTCGATGATGTTGTAGTTACCACCCTGAGAAACGTCTTCTGCCAAGGCATCGATCATCAGACCGATGTCACGACGACACTTGATTTGACCAGGAGAATAGGTGCCTTTCGACTCATCAGGGAGGTCAACCAGCGTGCCATTCAGCAGAGTCTCATCAACCACATCATAGAGAGTGGTGATTGCTGCTTGGACATCGCTGCAGTTGTCAGTGCCATTGTTAGACTGGTTAGCACCGTTAGTGCCATAAGGATCGTTAGGTGATGGGTCAGCAGTGATACCGTTGCCATCATAACCACCATGATCTACCTCGCTCCAAGGAACGTAAGTGATACCTTGATTAGGTTGACCACTTGGCACAGTGAAACTATTAGTCAGATTGTTGACGATTGCCAACTTCATCATGTCTTTTGCTTTTTCAAATCCATAACGAGTCTCAGCAGACTCATTGTTGACATACACAAAGTTGCCATCTACATCAAAATACTTGGCACAAAGTTTACGAGTATAGACATTACCACCACGGAAAATGTCAATGGAGATAGCATCGATATACAACTCAAGGTCACGGATGCACTTATTAGGATCAGGAACGGTGAGTGACGTATATTGCGTCATCATCTCATCGTATGCCTTATTAGCAATGTATGATTTATTTTTCTGGATCAAACGATATGCGTCAGAATACCTACTCCAGGAGTTGGTAATGATATCACCAGGGAAGTAGAATCTGGGGTGCTTGACAGCAATTTCTGCTTCAGCAAAATCAATGATTTGATCTTTGTTACCAAGGATCATTGCCGAGGCATCTTTGAATCTGTTGGTAGCAACACCATGGAAGACAGAGCTTGGGTTGCCGTAGTTTGCTCTATTGTTAATGACAATATCGCCTTCAGAGAAGTTGCCACCTGCCAACTGAGTATACTGGACTTCAGTATTTCTAACTTCTTCAAAGTCAAGGAAGTCAGCATTGATTCTGCTACTAGAATCGTAAAGCTCAGTAGGTGTAATAGAAGATTGTGAAATGTTATCGATGATAACGTTAGGATTAGTAATACTAACCAGACGCTCAAACAGCAGACCGTAGAATGTAGATCCTGGGTTGATAATCAACTCATCAACAGCATCCTGGGTGGCAGGATCAATATAAGGAGAGATGAATGTAATCTGACCAGCAATCTTAGATGATGCTGAGTAAACAAACTCATTAAGTCTTAGATCAAAGATACCAGTTTCAAACTGTGCAGTACCTGAGGTCTTACTAACCACGATAGCATCAGTGACATTACCATCTCCATCAATATTAGTTTCTTCGATAATAGCAGTGTCACCTTCAAGGTTAGTGATAGATTCACCAAACTGGAAGATAGTATCGCTATTAATAGCAGTAACACTCTGGACAAGTGCCGAGAAGAGGGTGCCACGAGTGATCTCTTCATTCAAGTTGAATGATCCACCAACCAAGTTGATAACGTCGATATGAGTCGTGCCAGAGTCGATAATAGTAGCAACAACGTCGCTATCTTTACCTTGGACTTGCTGACCCAGAGTTGGGAAGATGCCGAAGTTTGGTGGACCTGCCTGACCAGAATACAATTCAATTCTGTAAATTACGGTAGGAGTAATCTCCAGAGATCTGTAGTTGACTCTAGACGCTGGTTTTGGTGGCTCGCCAAATACGATTTGTCCGCCAACAATAGTATAGGAAACGCCAGGTGCCTGAATCACACCGTTAATAGTAATCAGCAACTGATTCTGTTGGACGATAACCTGCTCACCTTCTACAGTAATTGGGAATTGCTTATCAATACCGTTAAACTGAGGTGAAATGTCGTCAAGTTTCTTCACGATAGAGGTCAAGATTTCCTCAGAGGAAGTCAGACGCTTTTTACGGAAGAGGACTTCAGTATTGTTGTAATCGGTGTAAATTGGTTGTGCTGCACCGAAAGATGTGATCTGGTTGACGTTGGAGTAGTTATTGATGTTAACTTCCTTCGTAAACTCAGTACCGACCTTTCTACCCGAAACATCCTTACCACCGACCAATTGCAACTGTCCAAACAGTTGGAATCCAGCAGGGTGATTGTTTTCAAGGATTTGAGTCTTCCATTTTGTGATGGGAATCTCAGACTTGATAACATAAGAGAAGTTCTGATAGAAGAAGGAATCTTGAATCTTTTGGACAATTTCGGAAGGTTTGCCGACGTTATCGATAAACTTACCAGGAGTCTTAGTCAAAGATCCGATATTCAACACACCACGAGCAATACTCATGTTATCGATAACACCAGATGCTTTGGAGATGGATCCAGTGACTTTTTCGCCCATTTTCCAATCTCCGTCATAATCGACGATCTTGAGGATCTTAGGACCGATTTGCCAACCAGTATTAGTAGAAACCTTACCAGTTGCACTTGCAAGCTCAATTGCACTACCTTGGAAGACTTCTTCGCCTTCAAGGAAGCGAGATGTTGCAACAACTGCTTCTGCTTTACCACCGAAGACTTCGGTAAGCAATACTTGACGACCACTACCTTGAGTCAGGAATGTAATGTAATCACCTGCTTGTGCTGACTGTAGAGTCAATCCAAAGCGGATTTGGTCGGATTCTAGTGAGTTTGCCTGACCAGCGATTGCATAATAGACCTGACCAGCAATCAATGCAGTCAAACCTGCACTGGATGGTTTGGGAAGGATGCCTTCAGTGCTACCAACATCTTCAGAGCGGAATTGGATTTCTGCACCAGTTGTGATACCGTGAGGGAAGTTAAACTGCAGATAGTTGAGGTCGAGGTTAACAACATAGTTAAACTCAGACTTCAGAGTCACAACAGGCTCAGATGAGTATCCAGCACCAGGATTCTTGATGATGATCTCATTGAGTCGGTTATTCTTGATAACTGCGACTGCATCTGCACCTGTACCACCGCCACCGTCAATAACAACTGCAGGAGTCGATGTATAACCAGCACCAGGATCTGTGATCTTGATTTCGGAAAGAATCGAAGTATTGAAGAGTTGAAGGTTAACAGGGAAGGTAATTTCAGGTTTCAGGGTATAATCATGGGAATATCCGAAACCAAACTCATTATTCTTAAGTCTCTTGATCTTACCAATGTTTCTACCTGTCAGGAAGACAGATGCACCAGTACCTTCGCTAGGAATGTTAACGCTGACAGCACCACCAGATCCAGACAGTGTGGGACCAAGAATACCAGTGATAGCGTCAATATCAACACTAGCAACGGTATAACCTTTACCTGGGTCTGCAACAGCGACACTAGAGATTGCACCAGACCCAGTTTCATCATCTAGAAGGACTGTGACGGTAACTTTACCGCCTTCGCCGTCTCCATTAACAGGAACGTCGTAGTAGACGCCAGGTGCGTATTCTGTGCCGCCATCAATAACCTCAACCTTCTCAATTTGACGGAAGGATGCAATATCGGAGATGATAGGCAGTTTCTTATAGAATCCACCAGGAGAAACAAGTTTGATCGTATTAATAGGACCAACTGCTCTGGTAGATGTCGTGGAGTAGTATGAATACTCATTTCCTTGATCATCAGATCCAATCTCAGCATTATTACGCTCAGGTTCTCTGTTGAGTGGGAATTTGAATTCAGTATCACTTACAATCTCACTAATTCTGAATCTACCTTGATATGGAGTTGTGATAACATCAATGTATGAGTTTTCTCCAACTGGGGAGTTAGATCCAGTCCTTGATGGGTCAAAGTAGTAAGAGATGTTAGTAACATCACCAAGCACCAAGAATTTAACGAATGGTGTGCTTGCACCTGCACCTTGGATACCAGGAGTGCCCTCTCTAACAGTATTGTTGAAGGAATACTCCAGTTTATACTGGTTGTCCTGAGAGAATGACAGATAGTAACCGAAGTTGGAAGGATCGCTAAGCTCGAAGTTATACTGGTGATTTCTAGTGAAAATCAGAGTAGGATGCTTAGCATAGATGTTGACGTTTGCAATTCCATTGTTTACAAACGTTGGATCGGACACTGCGGTGTCTCTAATACCAAATGTGAATTCTCTAGATCCAATAACATCATCGATGAAGAATGATCCGTTATATTGAGCACCAGAGAATCCTTCAGCAAAGATAATCTCGCCTTCCTTATAGAAGTGTGGGGAATTGGATGTGCAATAGACTTTATCAGTTCTAACGCTGCTAGCAAGAAGAATATCTTTCTCAAGACGTGCAGTAACACGAATCTTCTTAACAGATGCAAAACCAGAGATCTCTACAGACTTCTCATCTTCTGCCAACGTAATATTGTTGGTGTTGACACTAACAACGTCATTAGGAATGAAGTTTGATCCAGGTTGGACTTCTAAGATCTCAATACTATAGTTGTTACCTTGATCATAAGGCATCAAACGGGTGTACTGACTGATTGCCTCGTTAGTTTCAACGAAGGACCAAGTAACACTACCATCAGATACATCACCAGTAGTATGTGTGGGAGGAGTGGGTGTAGTAACACCACCGCCACCAACAGCAACCTGATAAACGTTGAGTTTATACCACACACGCTGACCAACAGCGTATAGACGATGTGGCAACCATTCAGGCATATCCAGACCAGTATATTGAGGTCTGGGGAAGGGGTGCTCAGTCAGATCAAGAGTAAATTTACCTGCGTCGTCGATGAATGCCCAGTTAATGACACCATCAGTAACAACACCAGTGTTGTGCTGAGGTGAAATAGTGCCAGATGTGCCAGCACCCTGTGCTTCATAGATTCTCTTTTGGTTGTAGACACGATCACCTTGTGCATATGCAGTTGATGCTACCCAAGGAGATTCCTCTTCAATAGTATCGAAGTAAGTGCCTTCAATCTGGTTGATATCTCCACCAAGAGTTGTAGTGCGGAATCTATCAGTATTATTAAATGTGCCAAAGATCTTACCAACTCTATACTTGGTGCCAATACCAGGATTCCTCAGACTACCTGCAGGAACCTCTGTAATAGTTGCAAAGGCAGTCGTAGTGCCAACGTTGTTAAACTGTTGCAGTATAGAATACTGAGTAAGTTTAAGTGGTTGGGTAAACGTAAATTCTTGGACGTTATCAATTTTCTGATATAGAGCATCCCTCAGATAGAATTTGGGGATAACATCAGCAGAGATAATTAATCTCTTACCACGAGGTGATGGGATGGTAGAAGTCTTGGATGCATACTGGTCATACGCTGAAGATAGTGTATATGTACCAGGGATCAACGTGGAGAAAGTCTGGGACATGTCCAGAATTTGCAGACCACCAGGACCCTCTAACCATGTAGAAATTGCACCTGGAGAAACACTCGTCCAAGTCATACCGATAGTGTGATCGGTGAATGCAATATTACTGTAATTGCTAAGACCAGTCAGAGTGTATGCTGCACGCTGAGTATGTGCTCTATCAAACTTGATCAGTGCAACGTCAGAGTTGGACGTAGTGATTGCAATCTCAGAAGTGGGCACAGTATAAGAAGTGCCAGAATATGGAGCAGCATCATCGAGCACAAAGTCATCGATGTTACCACGGAAACTATTTGCAACTGTTGGAGAACTGACAGGACCACAGATAACAACATCATCAAGAGCAACATCAGTAGTGCTCTGATAACTGATCTGCTGGTTACCGCCAACGAATACCTCATAACGATACAGACCCAGAGATTCTTGACGCTTCTGGACAGTAATATGGACCCATGCTGCAGCAGCAAAGGCATCCCAGTTAGTTGCAGCAACAGAAGAAGCAACCTGAGTGCCATTCAAGTAAAGGATAACCTTCTGATAGTCAGGATCAGTGTTATCACCTTTGATAGTTGCAGTAATTGAGTTGGTATTAGTTGCATCGTTAAAATGCAGTAATGTGGGCTCATGTGCAGTGTTCCATGCTGTCGTATTCATGGACATCCACATTCTGCCACTCCACTCAAGAGGGGTCAGACCCAAATCAGCAATAGTAATAGGTGCAACGTCGTTAAACTTCAGAGATCCGCCGTCAAACTTGTAAACAGCAGCATCATGAGTAATATCAGACTGACTGAAGTAGTTGTAAGTGCCAAGTTGTTGCTTGGTTGTATCCTCTACAGGATTTGCACTGTTGCCCATTCTCCAAGAGGCAAGCTGATCAGATTGCTGACGGTTGACAGCAAGAATAGTATCACCAGAGTTATCCAGGGCATGAGTAGTTGCTTGGAAACCAATGTTTGTAGTATCATCAACCTTTGTTTGATGCAGCAGAGTCCCGTCATACTTCATATAAGTGATAACTGAATATCTCTGATTCTGTGCTTCAGTTACATCAGAAACTAGAGTGTAGTTACCCCACTGATCATATGAGATACCTGCATGATGCATTCCCAGGAAATCACCAGCGGTAGTAACAGTCTTACTCCAGTCCCACTCAGTTTGTGCAGTGGAAAGTAGGAACTTGTTGATCTGGATCTTATCATACTTAGATGCTGCAGAGTTGAAGATATCCCAAGCAACAATAATTGCACCATAGTCATCCATGACCATTGTTGGGTTGACAACACGTCCACCCACCGTAGGAATCTGCTTGATCCAATCCATCTCAAGGTTTGCACCATCGTAGAAGAATTCACCGAAGATCAAGTCATCATTTTGATCATTAACACCAATAAAGAAGAATCTATCATCGGAGATCATCATGATCTGATGCATTTTCTCAGAATCATCCTGAGATGCAACCTTACGCTTCTCAACCAGATCGCCTTCAATACCACACTGGATGATCCACATGTCATCGGGATCAACAGAGTTAGTATCGGTATAACCGCAAAGGTAGATACGTTGCTCCTGATCAAGAGCGATAGAAGTTACAAAGTCTCTTCTGGTGCTACCAGAGATACCAGCAATTGCTCTCTGCCACTGCAGGATACCGTCAGGATCGTTTGCATTGTTGAATCCAGACTCATAAAGTCCTAACCAGATGTCTGGGTTGTACGTGTCGTTGTCAGGATTCTTTGTTTGGCCTGTAACATATATGAGGTCGTTTTCTGGAGCAGCATTGACCACCATCTTGAGGAATTCAGCCCTCTTCTGGTTGGCATTGGTAGGAATGAGAGTTCTCTCCCAGATCTTCTGACCCAAGTCGTCAAACTTGGCAAGGAACGCAGACTCATCTCCATCTGTCTCGGTAATCTTACCGCAGATATAGGTATTGCGTTGTGAGGTTACCTTGATATCATTAACATTAATGATACCATCTGCTTCCATGTATTCGGTCAACCAATAGCGAGTTTTCTTAAACTGCTGTGGATGGGAAACACGGATTTGTGGAGGATTCTCAGGATCATAACCATTACCAGAGTTGATAATGTTGACACTGCTGATCTGACCAGTATTTTGTAGGACAATCTCTAGTTGACCATCCTGACCAGCAGATGTGATCAATTCAAACGTAGGAGGAATATCTTCGTTGTAACCAACACCACCCTGAGTTACATTGATACGCTCAATGCCAGACACAACCTTAACTTTGAAGTTTTTGTTGGTGTTATCAATAACAGGGGATGAGTTAAGAATCAACTCATCTTGCTGACGCAAGTCGTGATTAGCTGATGTATTAATCACACCATATGGACGATCACCAATGATCTCCTTACTGTATGATTGGATGCTTTGACCCTTAACAGATTCGATGAATGCCGAAGCACCGAAACCACCAGTATCTCCATCGTCAAAGAAGATGGTATCATTAACCTGATAGGAAACACCAGGGTTTTCAATAACGAAACCGTCGATCTGAGCATCTTCAAACTGAGTAGTTGTCTCAACTTCGATGTCAACTCTAGACTCTTCAGAAACCTGAGGGAAGTAATCATAGATTTGTAGAGTTGCCTCTTCAGACATCTCTAGGACTTCTTGTTGCTCATTAGCATCAATGATTCCGTCGTTATTACTGTCCTGGATCTCAAAGATGAGAGGATATCCTTCAATCTCAGTCGTCAGTACATCTGCTTCCTGGTTAGGTTGACGATCAACATCAATATCAACGTTGACATAAGGATCTCTATATCTTACAACGTCTTGAGGAATGTTTTCCTGGGTTGCACCCTGAGTAAAGTTCCATGGATCAGGCAGTGAGTTAAACTGAGGACCAAGGATATATGGGAATTCAGCAATACCTGCTTCCGATGCATCAATAGTAATAAAGTATGCATAGGTGCCATCAGGATACTGAGGTGTCTTACAGAAACGACCGTTATAGTTGTCGAGATCGCCAGACTGGAAGTCATACTCATAGTCAGCAACAAACGATCCAGCAGGATATGAGGACAGCTCAGGTCCATCAACACGAGCAGGATTGGGGTTAGTTGCTAAGTCATATACAACGTTATCTTTTAGTTTATATGAAGTGCGAAGTCTTCTGATTCCGCTATTCTGGTCAGTTGGGTCAATGTAACCGTAGGGACCGTAGATTGGGTTACCATCATACGCCCAACCCAGAATAGGAGAGTGCTCATAGTTGGATTCAACTTCTTGGAATTGTTGTGTAACTGCATTAAGGAAGACGTTATCGCCAACCACATAGCGGAGTTCTTTAGGATCACTAAGGTGAGCATATTCACCACCGAACTGGTTATTACGACCAGTAAAGACGTATCCTCGTGCTCCATCATAATTAGTGGCAAGATCATACTGAAGGTTTTTATTCCACTCAAAAACTTGTGGAGTAAACTCAGCAAAGTCACCGACAGACTCAAGTCTGACAGTAGTAAGACCTTGGGTATATCCAATACCTCTGTTAGTGATCTCAACACTAAGGACTCTACCTTTATCTTCGCCAATAGTGCCAATTACTGCTCGTGCAATAGCACCAAAACCATCACCATTAATGATGATCGTGGGAGCAGTAGTATAACCACTACCAGAGTTAATAATAGCAATAGAAACAATACGACCATTGATAACAATGGGTTGTGCCAAAGCACCTTCACCAGAGTTAACTCGGATACTAGGTAACTCAGTATATCCACTACCATTGGCAGTGATGCTAACACTCTGAATAGGACCACGGACGTTTGCCTTTGCTAAGGCACCTGTACCACCGCCACCAGTAACTGAGACGCTAGGTTGTGAAGTATACCCTGTGCCTGGTTGCTCAACCAGGATTCTGGTGACACGACCACCTGTTACGATAGCTTGTGCAGTTGCTCCGATACCACCACCGCCAACGATGGAGACCAGAGGAGATTCTGTGTATCCGCTACCTTGTTCAGTAACGTCAAATGAAGTTAGACTACCATTAACAACAACTTCACCAGTAGCACCTGTACCGCCACCACCAGTGATTTCCAGAGCAGGTTTGGATCCTGCATCATAGTCCTGACCAGTGTTACTAACTGTGATGCCAGTCAGTGGACCGAATCTAACAAAGTCGCCAGACTTATATGCCCAGATAGACACACCATTCACCCAAGCACCAATCGAGGTGTTTGCTGAGATGTCTTGACGCTCGGAAATCGTTTGGACTAAACGGGGGAAACGGAGCAGCTTGCGCTGGTTACCAGGAATCAGTGCTGATCCTGTGAAAGGACCAACCTTATAGTTGGGTAGACCAGAGGAAGCAACATAAACATAATCAGCATTGAAGAAGGAGTTTTGGATGTTCGTTGTAAACTCACTAACAACACTGTTAATGGAATTGATATCGGACTTACCTCTGTTAAGGTCCACAGAGAGAAGAATGTTACCTTCTGGAATAATTTCTGTAGGTGTATTAATCTGATATGTAAACTGCAGTGTATCGATACGGGAAGTAACGGTAAACGTGCCGTTGAATACAACAGGGTTAGCACCATAAATCGTCACCTGATCAGATACCAGGAGACCATGTGGGTTATCACAAACAACTGTAGCAGTTTGGTTGTTAACACCACCAGGAGTGACAGTATTAACCTGAATCAGTTTCTTAACGTTGTATAACCAAGAAGATAATCTCTCATCTTCAGATGAAGATCCGAGTTTAGCAACTTTTAGTTTGTCGCCTTGCAGATAGTAAGATCCAGTATCTTCCAGGATCGTTGTACCTGCTTCTGCAATACCAAGCACTCTGAGTTTACACTCAGTAGATGTACCCTTATTGACATAGACAAAAATGTCAGAGTATACAATCGTGCCAGGATCCCAATCTTCTACAACACCATTTTGAGATCTGGTGCATTCGATAAACTGGTTAAGTGATTTCTCCTTATACTGTGCAGTCTCTACATCGTTAATACGAATGGTGCCGTTTCTTTCTGGCCATCCAATCGTGGAGTCAACGGTAATAATCTGACCTGTGGTGGTCAGTGGCTCAACTAGAGTAGTCTTATAAGGGATGATGAAACTACCAGATAGCGTCTCTTCTGAGATTGCCAATTCGTAGATAGTGTCCTTACCTTCAATAATGGTAATGACGTTTTCAATCAGAGCATTTGCTGCCTTGACACTAAGGTCAACAGGATCAGCATACTGAATAAGTTGAGAATCGATGAGATTTCCAGGATCACCTGAAATCAATTCAGCACGCAGAACAGTATCAACAACCCATGTTGCAGCAGATGGGGAAATGATCTCATCTCTAGGATAGTAGATCTCCACCTGCTCACCAAACATGATCTTAAACAGATACTGTGTGGAAAGCTCAGTACCTTTACTGATGTAGAAATCAGTAATGCTCTTAATTACTTGAATTGGATTGATTGAAGAGTAATCAATCTCAATAGTGGGGAGATATTGTCTTCTAAACTTATCAAAGACTTCTCTGATGAACAAAGAGTCTAGGTTGATAACTGTAGACGCTGCTGGGTGAGTAGACTGACGCAGTGTTGCTTCACCAGCGTAGATCTCATTATGGAGGTTGTCATATCCAACAGCACCAGATACACCACGACTACATCCTAGGAATGCAGAAGGGGAATATCCACTACCTCTTTCAATGATCTCGTAACCAGTCAGTTCATTGAAACCAACAGCAACAGATGCTCTTGCCGATTTAGGCTCGGCAATGTAAATTTTAGGGGGCTCTGTTTCAGAATATCCACTACCGAAGTTGGTAATGTTGATATCCGTGATCTGACCATTAAAGATAGTTGCAGCAGCAGTTGCTCCTGTGCCACCAATAGGATCGCCATATGGATCCTTTCTATCGTCAACAATGTACACAGAAGGAGCATCGGTATAACCGTTGCCACCTGTTAGCATTTCAATATTGGTGACGTTACCAGATGCAACAGTAACATCGAGAACCTGAGCACCAATAGGTTGAATGATCCTTGCTCTAGGTGGGGTTGCATACCCTCTACCTCTATTCGTAATAACGATCTCGTAGACTTGACCGTCTTGGTTGATTCTAGAGATTGCCTGAGCGTTGATGCCGCCTTCAGGTGCAGGATCTAGATAAACAATAGGAGGATTGCTATAGTTCAGTCCAAATTCTTCGACAGCAATACTGTCAATGTTTACACGACCTTCACTATCAATTGTAGGTTGACCAATTTTACAACCACCAGGATTGGCAAAAGAAATTGCAGGGATAAAATCATATCCACTACCAGAATTCATGATAGTTAGACTATCAACCTGACCAGTTACATCATCTACGGTTAGGGCAACCTTTGCCAGTGTACCACCTGTAGGAGCGCCTACAAGAGCGATAGGAGGGTTATATGACGTGTAACCCTGTCCACCATCAATTAGGTTAATATTCTTGATGCCACTAACCAAAGTTTTGGCAGTCGCACCCACACCTTCACTGTGTTGGACTACAACTTTAGGTGCAAAATCTAGTCTATAACCACTACCACCAGTTTTAGGAATTAGGCGGTCAACTTGACCAAAATTATCGACAGAGACAACTGCAGATGCTCCAGATCCAAAATTTGGGGCAATATACTCAACAGAGCGAATATGAATATTATCAGCGCCACCCAGTGGGAATCTAAAGATAATTTCACTTCCATATACGGTATAGTCGGTATATGGCTCAAGTTGGCGATTGTTTTTCTTGACAATCAGACCAATCGCTGAAGTTGGGGTATATGGTTGTGTATTTACTCTGAGGGGATATTCTTTCTTACTTTGATATTCTTCAAAGGGTACTGCATCAGTTGTGACGATCGTTTGATCGGCATACCCAACCAAATATATAATTTCAGTGAATGCAGAGTCGTCAGCACCAGATCTTTCACGGGGAGCAACGGCAAAGCGAATCTCATCGCCCTCAAGGAAATAATCAGTCCCAGGGACTAACATTTCATTGTATACAACAACAATTAGGTGATCTACTGAAGGGGGATTTACAGGAGTGCCTAAAAAGTTAAGAGGGAATTTATTTCTAGTCCCATCGAACAACTGGAAAGGATTTTCTAGTTGTTGTTTCTTTTTATCAAATTGTGCAGGAGAAACACCTGGAGTGACAATAGCATCAGGTCCACGAGTAACATTCTCGTAGTAAATTACCTCATTATCAATCTTGATAGATCCATCGGTCGCTTTGAAACCATCAATCGCCTCAATTCTGATAGTCTTATCGTTCAGACCAATATCACTCAATAAGAGTGTATCATTTGACAGTTCGTCTGAGGTATAACTATCGAGATCCAAATAACCCAGAAGGTTATTCAGGATATCGTAAGGACGACCTGTTTTTTCTTGAGACTTGTAATATTGTAAGAGAAAGTCAACAAATTGTTGATCTTCCTCCCTAATAAATTCTGGGAGTTGATTTGCAACTCTATCCGAAATGTTAATATTCTTGTGTGGCATCTATCTCAGAAACAGGAGGTATCTACTGGATATGTAAAACTATCCGTGGGATAATCAATGATATTTATCCCACTTGGGTCACCGAAGTTGTAACCGCTAAAGTTGTTTGGATCGAAGTTGGGGATTGAGATGTCATTGGTCTTCCAATCGATTGGGAAGACATTAACATCAAATAATGTGGGATCAACGCCAGGTGGAATAGTGAGAGATCCGCCATAAGGTAATACTTGAATAGGAAGACGAGTTGTATCGTCTGGTGTTCCTTCAATTGCAATGGGACCTACACAAACCTGACCTGTACTATAGTCAACGCTACCAACAGCATTATTTAACACAACTTCAACCTCGTCTCTTTTTGTGACAAGGAGAAGATTGCCTTTTCCATCATCTCTAATGTTGACGGGGACCAAAACTTGATTTTCGTCTGTAACAGACTGAGATGACGCAACAGGACTGGTTGAATTAGTGCCAGAACCTTGCAAGGTCAAGTTAACAAGGTCTTCGGTGTAACCTGTTGCATAGAATGTGCCAGATTTGACCACAGAGAAAGCAGGAGCACACTTCCCATCGTCACCATTGCCTCCACCAGCATTTGGATCATCTTGACATCTACCATCTATACAAATTTGACCTTCTGGACAATCTGCATCGGTAGAACAAGGACCGTCTTTGTTATCGCCGCTACCATCGCCAGGATCATATCCACCACTACCGCCACTACCACCAGGGGTGCCTGAATAATCGCCAGGGTTATAAAGTGGGTTACCATAGTCAAGACATTGAGTGAAAACACTTCCCATCTCGAATTGGTCAAGATTTTGACCGACTGTCAGTTGAGTAACGCTACCAGAAATCGCAGGGTCGCTATTATCGACCATTGAGTTATATTTGGACGTATCAATACGACCACCAAAGCGATTATTCTGACCATTCTTGTTAAATTGGTCAACATTACGCAAAACGTCACTTGCGAGTTGTGCGCCACTCTTATTAGTGTTATTACCGTCGTAGTAAACGTAAGATTTGGGAATAACGTAGAATACAGTAGGATCAATGATCACAGGATCAATTGATGCAACCGTATAACGCTTCAGATCATTCCTGATCTTTGCTTTTGTTGTCTCATTCAGTTTATTACCCGTTTTTGGACGGATGGCAACATAAACTTTACCGTAAATTGGTGGATTGAGTTTCTCACCACCGTATGCGGTCACGGCAGCTGCTTGAGGATAGATTTCTGAGACAATATGCTCATAGTCCGTCTCAGTCACTGCTCTGTTCTGAGTAGCGAATGCTCTAGGTGCTCTAAATTTAATTGATAGCGCACTTTCGCGTGCTTCACCATCTGCTGCTGCCTCTCTAGTGACGACTGCGATGTTTGCAGGTCCAATTGCACGTTGGTCACTATCTCTAATAGTGCCAATGAAGGCAAAGTCCTTACAACCGTTTGCTTCTTCGCCAAAAGTGGTCACATAGGACAGTCTGATGAATTCGCCATCAATCAATTTACGTCCAAGGACTCCATCACCGAAGACTAGACGGTATCTAAGGTCATCAGACTCCTCAAGGAAGTAAACACGAGAAGTATCGTTAAGCGTAGTTACGTTTGCAGCAAGGTTGTATGTGTCAATCTCTTGCGACTGTGCATTAGGTGAGATATCAACGTAAACCAAGGCGGTGTCTACATCTTCCGTGGGGATGATATAGTCTTGTCTCTTTGTATAGTCAACTGTATAATTAAATTTAAGTAAATTGCCCTGATAAACGAGCACAGGGTCAAACACTGCGATACCAGTTGCGGGATTTACCGTAGTTTGCAACTCTCTGGTTACACAGAAGGTGTAAGTATCATTAAAGTTACGGGCAACAAACACATCTCCTGCAGCAAGTGTGCAGAATTCTGGATATGTGGTGCCATTCAGTGAAAGTTGTGTCTGCACACGGATAGTTACACACGCTCTAGGTGCTTTAATTGACCTAGGAGTGTAATTTAACTGCTTCGCAATGCGGACAATGTTATCTCTGACCGTAGCACTCTCAAGAAATGCTTCATTCAGCGCCATGTTAGCGTTGAATGCCGTATAATATGTGTTATAAGCGAGGGTATCAATAAGATACGCCGCAGCACTACCTTCAAAGTCGTAATCTGTAAACTCGTTACGCGTTCTGAGGTAGGATTTGATAGACTCTTTAATCTCAAAGAAGTCTAGCGATGTTAGTTGTGATGGGATAGCAGCCATTTCAGGTCTTCTCTAAGAGGAATGTTACTTCTTGGGTTATGTTTTCTCCAGTAATCAAGTATTCAAGCTCAACTTGAATTTCATTTAGATCACTGTTGTCTTCAACCCGCACATCCTGTACAGTAATCCGTGGCTCGAGACGCTCAAGGCAATCTTCAATTTCAGTCCTAATAGCGTCTTTTGAGAATGGATCCCATGGCTCAAAAAGAAGACCTTTCACCCGACTTCCAATGCTCGGCTGAAAAGGTCTTTCACCTAATATAGTCAATAATAAATTTCTTACAGATTGATTGATTGCTCTCTCATTCTTGACAGCACCAAAGTCGTCGGTAGAAGGATTTGAATTAAAGGAAATTGCTAAGTCCTTAAACCCTCTACTGACGTACTTGTCTGATCTGAATCTGTAAGCAGGCATTTAACCCTCTTTTTTCTTTGGTCTCTCAGGTGGTTGAATGTTACGACTCACCTTATGAAGATATTTATCACTTCGTGGGTCGGTTATTAGACGCATACCCGATTTGATAAAGTCTTCGCTCTGGTCAGGTACTGGACTGTTGGCCACGATGATTCCTCCACATGGTAATTTTATTTATGGACATTCCCAATGGTTATTAGGACGCTCCCACCAGAAGTGTAAATCTTCTTTGGTATTGTCATAATAATGGGAAACGAAGTCAGACTTAAATCTGCTTCCTGTATTCTCACAAAGAGCAACAGTATAGTAAGGTGTGTGATCACCAACTACTTGATACTCTTTCATGATATTTGTGATCCAAGTGTAGTTGCCACCTCTAATGACACCTGCTTCGATCAACACAAAGTTGTCCCAGTCTAGAGTCCATGACAAAAAGTCTATGGTGAATCTCTTAGCATATGCTTCAGTAGATTCATCTGGGAATGGAACATTCACTGCTTCAATGTGATAAATCTCACCATCCTTACTTAGTGCATGACTCAAATGTTGAGTCACAATACTGGAATAATCTGGTGAGACACATAAGAAACAAGTGTTACTCGGATGAATGTCTGGATCCTCCATTTGGATCCGATAGATCATTTCCTGAATCAGTGCCATCTCCCTGTCTTGGGAAATGAAATTGAGTTTCCTCTTCATGATTATATGTTGCTGGATGGAAATTACAATACTCGTTAAAGGTAATCTTCATCTCTTTGTAAGAGAGTCCGCAGTGATTTGCTGCTTTTGGAAGATTCCACTTAGCAGACCAAAGCATCTCCATAGACTCTCTGGTCTCAGATCTCATCGACCTTGACCACGATACCGCTTACCTTTACTGTTACGAGATGTTGCAGAATATTTAGTATTTTTAGAGGTACCCTGTCGAGTCATTTTTGGTTTACCAGGCACCCATCCATCTTTAACCAGTCCTGTCGTTGCGCGTGCGGGCATTAGTCCCTTTCAAACTACCTTAGGATGATAGCACAGTTGGATGCCCAAAAGCAACCACTGAGGAGCATGGATATGAGAATCCAGGGAATCCGACACCCAGTGGATCTAGAATCCTTGCAATAGGAATCTTGAATGCAAACACTGTCAACGTAGTTGGGAAGAGCACTCTAGGATGTCCCACTCCACCAGCGTCTTCAATAGTCAGTGTGCTGCATGGGATAGGTGTAGGAATAGGACACACACCCTTACCGCAAGGGCAGATGTAAATCACAATATTTGTACACAAAGCAATGTGTGGAGTGAATGTATCGCCACCAATCATGATGGGAATAAACTGCACAAGAACCGTTGCTCGTATTGGGTTAACCGCTGTAAGTGGAATTAGAGGTGTGGGTGGCCACCAGCATGTAAAATTCTTAATAACGATGCTGTAGGGCACTGGAGGGGTGCCACACGCTTGTACTGAGTGGACAGTGGATGGTAAGCAAAGACCATGCCCTGAGCAGGGTAGACCATTCAGTGATGCAACTGGTTTTAGAAATCCGTATGCCATTAAAATTCTTGGTTAATATCTTTACCTGCAGTATCAGGTCTAGCAACATCACATTCAGTGAAGTATGGGTTGCCAAAGTTATTTAATGCGTTACTCAGTGCCTGGATACCGCCAGTCAACCAATTCCTTACACGCATTGTTCCGCTGTAAGATCCCATCTTGAATACCTTGTCGCCATCTGAGTTGGTATACATTCTTGATGGGTCAATAGCAATAGACGCATCATTAACATTCTCCAAACCA